CCGACGAACGGGTTGAAAATGGCTGTGCAAATTTTACCCTGATATTCAGCACGGTAATCATTATCACCGACTTTCTCCAGGATAGTTACTTCAGCCTTAGCATTAAGGGAATGCACCATAGCTTGCGTTTTCTGCTGCAGATTATACATGATTTTTCCTCCTTTTTCTTTCTACTTATAGAATTCTAAGAAACTTATGTTTCCAAGATTGTCTACACTTTTAAGTCTTATCTTAGTTTCTGTTGCCCTGTCAAGTGTAAACTTCCTCAGAAGATTCAAACTATTGATTCGCAACATGAGTTCTTGTGCATCCTTGCTGTCAAAAACAGCATCCTCAAACTGGGAAATATCACATTCGTTCTGATACCATAAATTAGAAATACTTTCAGGTATTCCTCTACCAGTTCTTAGTCTAATTTTTTGTACTTTCATAACTCCACCCAAACCCTTCTGGCATCACAAGCATCCCAAAAGTCTTCAAGATGCATATTAACGCTGTCTTCATCGAATGCTTCAACCTCAAGGTCGTCCTCCACATGACGGATTTCAAAAGAATTATCTTCGCCGAAGTGAGTTTCCATCCACTTATAAGCATTGATGATTTCTCTGAAAATAGCATCACTGTCTTCGTCCTCAATTGCTTTCCGCAATTCTTTGCTGTTTGGTAGAGTATATTTCCATTTACTCATGATTACACAACCTCCTTGATTTTAGTAGGTTGTGCTTTAATCTGCTGCCGAACTCTCTCATGTGCTTTTTAAGACGAACTTTCCCATTCCGTCTTTGATACTCAACCCGCCTGAAATAGAATTTCCTGGGTTGAAAGATTGATAATGGATACGATAAAATCACTTCCATCTCCATTATTGCTGCTGAGATATTCCGTTATTTCTTGGAGTGTCGTGGACTCTAAAGTTCTTTCGCCATCCTCTATTTCTCCTGAAAATTTACCATATCCACACATTTCTTCAATTTGTACGAGGGCTTCAACATCTGTTTCGCACTCAATGATTTTTGCTCCTGAAGGCTTAAAATACCCTTCATAGCTAACAGCATATTTCATTTCCCACTCACCTCGCTAGGTATAACAGGATAAAGTCTTCCACCCACAAGTTCTACAACTGGGTAGTCTTTGTCGTCCGTTAAAATAGGGTAGCAGTATCCTTCATTAAATGGTTCCAAGTAAGCAAGTAAACGACAACCGTAACCTTCTATTTCATCGCCTATTTTATAGTCATCTGCTACTTCTTCTACTTCTTCAATGACCTTAAAGTATAGGTTGTAAGGATAAGGGATACGAACCTTATTAGATTCTTTCCATCCCGTTATCTTACTATATTCTTCTAAGGTCCAAGAAGTGTCTGTTTGCTGTATTCCACATACTTCAAATCCTTCTTCACCAATGAGTTTACATCTAGGTTTCGTAACCTCCGGTTTCTTAAGGTCCACTTTCTTAACCTCATAGTCTTCAGCATTGACAAATTCCAGATGAAAGTTCTTCGGCTGCCAAAGGTGCAAGTACATATCTACCTGAATATCATATTCATACATATATGTTTCCTGCTCCTCTTCGTCCCAATATTCTTCTTCCACGGTTTCTGTGTAGCTGTTGAATGCACACTGCTCAAGTCCTTCACCGTACCCGTCTGAAAACTGGCCGGTGAGATAATCAAGCAATGCCTCTTTCTCAATTTCAGTGAGTTCACGATTCGCAGTAACTTCTGTCCAGCTATACAGTGCTCCGTCGATGTTCTTAACTCCAACCCAGATTTCAGTGACAACTCCGTAAAGCATTGCATCTCGGTATCCACTTTTGTGAATATACTGAGCAAGCTCATCTTCAGGGTATCTGTTTCCGTCAGAGTCGGTAGGGAACAAGGAAGAAATTTCTTCCATATATTCCACCAATTCTTCAGGAGTCATGTATTCTGTATAACTTTCGTAACATCTGCTACCTGAAAGCGTGCCTTTCACCGTGTATTTGTGCTGTTTCATTCAAATTCCTCCTTAAAATTTCTCGGCTCTTTCGAGTCTATTTTTCCTAAGGAAAATTCGCCTTAAACAGCACATGAGAGAAGGTAGTATTTCCACCACATTTCCCCAAGAAAATGCTCGGCATATTGCCATACATATTTCTCGGGTTCATCGTGCTCATGTGTAAATCCTCCGTCCTGTTTTCGTTATTATATGAAAGTCTGCTTCACCAAATACTTCATCAGTTCAACCACTCCTCAATTTCTTCATCGTCAACATCCATAAACCTTTCGGACCATTTCAGTATTCCGTGCCACAAATCAGATTGAGAGAGATTGTATCCAAGCTGCTTCGCGTATGCTTCTACCAATGCTTGTACATTTTCTGCCGTGTACTGGTCTATAGAATTCAGAGTTCTTGCGAGTCTGAAGATTTTGATGAAATCTTCGTGGGGAATGAGTACGACGAAATCATTCGAATAGGCCAAATCTCCGTCTGTTTCATTGTAGTATCTATCTGCTGCTTCCTTTGCGTTTTCTGCTGGAACCACAGAGATAGCATATTTGTACTGGTATAGGTTCATTTGTTTTCCTCCATTTCTTAGAACGGAGGATTTACAGCTGAGCACGATAAAGGACTGGGAGCATGTGAACGCCCTGAACTCCGGGCAATTAGGTTTTATTTCTTGCTTCTGCTTTTCTTGGCAGGCTTTTCTTCTGTAGTTTCCTCTACTGTCTCTTCCTGCTGTGCAGGCTCTTCCACGGTTTCTACAGTTTCGGCGGTAGGAACTTCTGGAGTAGCATTTGCTACAATTTCCAGAACCTCCTTCTTGGCGTTTTTTACGCTGTCAGCCTCCGCACATTGTAATGTCTCCAAATCCACCACTAAGAATCCATACTTCTTGTCTTTGCTGTAATACATTGTGATGACAAGGTAACGGTTTCCGGTGTGAAGGTGGAAAGTAAAGGTTCCTTTAAGCTGTTGAATATAAGTCTGCTGTTGCTCGTTCAAAACGCCAGCATCAAACAGCTTCTTCTTGGAGTTGTACTCCGTGAAACTACTGGTTCTCTTAACGGTTTCCTGGTTAGCAACGACTTCCTGGATATTTGTATTAAAATTCAACATAATATTATCTCCCTTTCATATTTAAAATTTGCATTTGGAATTTGTACTTGTGAAAAGGAGTTCAGGACATTCAACTGCTTCCAGTCCTTCGTGGTTTCAACACCACTTCGTGGTCCCATTCCTTGCCCGAGTTTCACGGACAGTATTTACAGCCTGGGCCTGTGACCCCGTTAACCTCTCGCCGCCGAAACTGGGCGGGAGAAGGCGGAACTGTATATGACCACCTCTATATTCAATTTTCAAGGTACACCAACCCTGACCACTTACTAACTGGCCCTCGTACGCCACCGCCGATTTTTGTGGAAATGTGTACTGCCGTGGCGGCTTGTAGGCTCAACAGGTCCAAACGGCTTACGCCTCCCTGCTGCCGGCTTTAACTGGGCGAGTGTTTAGTTTTCAAGGTACTCCACCCACGAAGGGTGGCGGATACAGTAACAACAGGCGACACGGTAAGTGGCGTTCCGTTGTTTTACTGTGCTATTATAGTAACACATGTATTTCGAAATTACAAGTGTTATTTTATACAAATTTATTTGGTTTTTTTGGTCGGTTTTTGTGTATATTACACAAAGGTCAAAACGGGCGGGAGAAACCACGAGATATAGTGGTTGGATAACTATTACAGGCACTGCATATAGTGGAATTGGCGAGATAAAACGACTCGGCGGCTGGTGGTATAAAGTTACCAGTGCACTGTAAAACACGAGAGAAGTGGCGTCTCGTGGGCGAGAAACGGGTTGTCACAGTATTACAGGAAACACGGAAAACCACTGTAATTATGGGGTACGAGATATAGTACCATACCCAATCGTACCCACAAGATATAGGAACTACGAGATATAGTGGCGGAGCAGGCGGAGAGGTACAAGATATAGTAGTACGATATATAGTACCAAGAATGAATATAGGTACAAGATATAGTACCCAAGATATAGTGGGTAGACATAAGCGATACCACAATATACAGTACCACTGCATCTCGGGTCGGGGAGAAGGTAAAGGTACAAGATATAGTAAACTACAAGATATAGGGTAATGATAAAGATATAAATACGAGATATAGTAGGATACAAGATGTAGTGGTTAAGCACTCGGTTACCTACGATATGTAGTAAACACACAAAGAACTACCAAGCAATGGTAATTGTACCGTATGTACCACGAGCACAACGAGAAATATACGCAAAGCACACTTTTAAGGCTAACCCCACTACACACCAACCCACCCATAAAAACGTCATCTCGCCCACGAGAGCCGGGTATCTCACGGTACCCTATTTATAGTGGTTTTGTATATACACCCTACAAGATGTAGTGATAGCCGAGTAAAACACAAGATGTAGTACCAAGTGGTGGTAATAATACCTATATAGACACTATATATAGTACCGACATAAGATGTAGTACCTGCCGAGCCGACTCGGTACGAGATATTGTACCCCGGGGTGGTACCGGTACGAGAGGCGGAGACCATAAGATGGCCACTCTCACAGTATTCTCGCCAATAAAGGCCGAGTCGAAATTTTTTCTCGCTCTATAAAGAAGGTCTCGAACCGAGCAATCACGGAGGAACGACCGAGCAATACTCTATTTGAACCGAGTAATTAGAACCGAGTATTACTCGGTTAGTACCGAGTCGACTCGATATATCTACCGAGTATTACTCGGTTTAATACCGAGAATTATTCAGTTAGTACCGAGTCGACTCGGTATAAAAATACTCGACTCGGTTCTAAATAATTTATCGAATGTCTCAATAGAGTCTTTACAAATAACTCTAATTATAGTAGAATAAAAGTAACTCGGAAGTTAGGAGGTAATGAATAATGAATAAAATCTACCTACCTGAGAAAATTGGAGGTGGGTACAGAGACTTTTGGAACTTCAAAGGTAGATATCGTGTTGTTAAAGGCGGTCGTGGAAGCAAGAAGAGCTGTACGATGGCCTTGTGGCTTATCTATAATATAATGAAGTATCCTCTCGCCAATGCTGTTGTTATCCGCCGGTACTTTAATACTCATCGTGATAGTACCTTTGCTCAGCTGAAATGGGCTATGAATCAACTTGGTGTTAAGGGTTCTTGGAAAGCTACAATGAACCCTCTGGAGCTCACCTACCTCCCGACCGGCCAGAAGATTCTATTCAGAGGTTTTGATGACCCTCAGAGTATTACCTCTATTACTGTAGAAACTGGTCACTTATGCTGGGTGTGGATTAAGTAACTTCGGTTCACACTTTAATAAACCGCTCTAATTTCTGGGACCTCCTATTTAATAGGACAACCAGAAGCCAAGCCTCTTTACATTCGGTTTCAGTTATGCTATAATAGGTGTACCACATAAGGAGGAGCTTATTATGGAAATTTGGAAACCGATTGTAGGAATACCTGGATACGAAGTGTCAAATCTGGGTAGAGTAAAGAAATTACCGTGCGGTAGAGGATTTAATAGCAAGGAACATATCAAGAAACCGACGCTGTCTGCAGACGGATATTTGCTGTTAAATTGGAAGACATCGGACGGTAAACAACATTCACGAGCAATACATAGGCTCGTGGCTGAAGCATTTATTCCTAATCCAGAACACAAAGACACGGTAAATCACATCGACGGAGATAAGACAAATAACAATGTCAATAATTTAGAGTGGGCAACTCGAAAGGAGCAGTTGACTCATGCGTATGCTCACGCACTACGAGTTTCTCACAAGGGTAGTAAAAACTGCAACTCTAAATTATCCCAAGACGATGTGATGTTTATTCGTACTCACACAGTAAAACGAAGTCGAACTCACGGAATTCCATCCATGGCGAAGAAGTTCGGAGTGAGCTACGAAACGATTTACAATGTATTATCAGGTAAATCCTACAAAGAGGAAGGTTCAACGACTATCCCTAACGGGAGTACACCTAAGTAGGTGGAAACGGGCGGCTCTGTCTATCATTCAGTATTCAGCATTTAGATGATAGGCCAAAGATATAGTCTACTCTATATAGTAATATATAGCAGTTCATAAGAGAACGGCTTGGAATTAACGACTCCAGGTGAATAATTAGTATGCGAAGAGGCTTTCCAGATTACTGATGAGGATGAGTTCAATAAACTCGACCTTTCTATCAGAGGTTCTTTACCTCCTGGATACTTTAAGCAAATCACCTTTACCTTCAACCCGTGGTCGGAGAACATTTGGATTAAGAAGAGATTCTTTGACGCTTACGAACGAGGAGAAAGAAAAAATATACTTTGCCTCACCACCAATTATATGTGCAATGAATTTTTAGATGATGCCGACCGAGAAGTATTTGAAGAGATGAAAGCTAAAAACCCTCGTCGATATCAAATTGAAGGTCTCGGAAATTGGGGTATCGCAGAAGGGCTTGTTTATAACAACTGGGAAGAACTTGATTTTGATATTCAGAAACTTCGTTCAATGACTGATAGAGGAGATAGACCTATCTATCGTGAACTATATGGTCTTGACTGGGGCTTCTCTAATGACCCGACAGGCTTCATTGCGTGCATGGTAAATGAGAAGACGAGGGAAATCTTTATCTTCGACGAAATATATGGGTACAGGATGACAAATCTCGAAATAGCAAACAAGCTGAAAGAGAAGGGCTATGATAAATGTCTTATTATCGCGGATAGTTCTGAGCCTAAATCTATTGAAGAGGTTCGTCAGGCGGGTATTCAGAGAATTCGTCCTGCTAAGAAGGGCCCTGACTCTGTTAGAGCAGGTATTCAGAAGCTCCAAGATTACCATATTTATGTTCATCCGAGATGCACAAACACTTTGATAGAGCTAAATAACTATGTCTGGGATAAAGACAAAGACGGTCGAGTTCTCAATCAGCCTGTAGATGATTACAACCATCTAATGGACGCCCTTCGGTATGCGTGCGAAAAAATCGGACAAAATAATTTCAGTTTTTAAGAGATATTTTTATCGAAAACTCTTTACAAACCGAGTGGTATTTGTTATAATATTACTATAATGTAGAAGGGGGTAGGTCTATGACGACTGTAGATATTTCATTGTTAGTAGTGCTGATTGGTCTTGTTGCGTCCGCATGCAGCATTGCAGCATTCTTTTTAGGGAGAAAAAAAGAGGCGACACAGGATGGACAGAAATCCGGTGCTATTGAAACAGATATTAAAAATATTTCTCGTCAGATAGATGAGATGAAAACCTCCTTCGACAGAATGAATCTAAAAATGGACGCCGTCGATGAAAAAAGAGAAAGTGAATATAGAACTATGCTTGTTAGCGTGACAGAACTATCTGCTAGCTACAAGTCGCTTCACAAGCGTGTTGATGCTATCGAGCAGAAACTTGATTTTAGACAGGAGAGGTGATTAAATGTTCTGGATTGGACAGAGTCAAACGGAGATTATCTCAAAACAAATCGCAGATGATTCTCCTCAAGGAAAAGAACAGACAGCATTCCTTACCACAGTTATTTCTGAATTTGAAGGAAGCGAGTTCAGAAAATATATGGATGTTGCTTGGAGATACTATAAGAATGAGAATGACATCCTGGAGAAGAAGAGACAGGTTATCGGTCGTGATGCTGAAAACAATGCTGTCCTCATGGAGTCGAAAGTTCTTACGAATAACAAGCTGTGTCACAACTTTATGAAGAAGCTTACTCGTCAAAAGATTGGATATATGCTTGGTAAGCCTTTTACATTGAGTGCAAATAAGGAAGACGATTTTAAAGCAAAAGAGATGTTCAGTCTCGTCAAGGAATATTTCGGAAAGGACTTTTTCAAGCTCATTAAGAATGTCGGTCGTGATTCCATCGTTAAAGGTATCGGCTGGATTCATGTATATTATAATGAAGAAGGAAAACTCAAATTCATGCGTTGTGCTCCAGAAGAGGTTATTCCTCTTTGGGCAGACAGCGACCACACGGAGTTAGATGCAGTTATTAGAAAATATACTGTAGAAAGATACCATCAAGGAAGAAAGACCTTTCTTAAGTTTGTGGACTATTACACAAAAGAGGGCGTCTATCATTATAGGTACAATGATAATGGTTCTCTTGTTGTCGACGAAGAAAAGGGTATGCTCTCGCCCAATTTCTCTGTTAAGAGTGTAGGACAGGACGGGAAAGAACAAGAGATTGGCGTCTCGTGGGCAAAAATTCCATTTATTCCCTTTAAGTACGACCCTGACGAACAAAGTTTACTGGTTCGTATAAAGTCTCTTATTGATGACTACGACAAGAAAACAAGCGGAATTGCAGACAATGTAGACGACTTCCCTAATTCCATCACAGTGGTTAAAAACTACGACGGAGCATCTAAGGAAGAGTTCGTTCACAACAAGAATCAGTATCGAACCATTTTCGTACAGGGTGATGGTGATGCTCGTGCAATGGAAACTCCTCTTAATATAGAAGAGGTGGACAAACATCTTCAGCGTCTTCGTGAAGATATTTACGAATTCGGTCAGGGTGTTGATACTGCTAATAAAGATATCAGAGATACTTCAGGCGTTGCTCTTCGTTTCCTTTATGCTGACCTGGATATGGACTGTATCGATTGGGGTAGCGAATGTGAGTGGTCGCTGATGTCGCTTATCTGGTTCATTCAGCAGGACCTTATCGCTCGTGGCAAGGGCGATTTCACAGATGTCAGCTACAGCATTATCTTCAACACAGATGTCATCATCAATGAGACTGAGACAATTCAGAACTGCTTTACCAGTGCTGGAATCATCTCCGGACGCACTATTGCTGATAATCATCCTTGGGTATTGAATGCAGACAAGGAAATGAAGGACTTGCTGGACGAGCAAGGAGATGTTCTTGACCTTGAGTCCGAATACGGTGAGAAGATAGCTAAGACAGCGGAAGGTCAAACGGTACCGAAGATATAGAAGGTGATTAAATGAAAGGTAGAGATTATTGGGAAGAGCGAATGACGAATGCGACACTCGCATCTGAACGCTCTGTCCTGGAATATGAGCAGATGCTGCTTGAGGCATACGAACTTGCTTTAATCGAAATCCGCAAAGAGATTGATTCTTTCTTTCAGAAGTACGCCAAAGACAATAAGGTGCCATATTCAGAAGCTCGTCGCAGATTAACTCTTGCTGAAAAGAAGAGTTTTCAGACGATGCTTAAGGAGTGGTATTCTATTGCATCTGAAAATGGGTACCCTGCAGAATACAAGCAGTACCTGCAGGAGCTCGGAAAGAAAGTTTACATCACTCGTCTTGAATCACTGGAAGCATCTATCCGGTACGAGATTGAAAAGTTAAAGACCAAACAGTATCAATGGATGTCAGACCTTATGGCTACAAACTATATGGCAGGGTATTACACCACTTATTATAATGTAGCCCAGGGTCTTGAGGTTTCTGTCAACTTTGCGACGGTGGACAAGACAGGTATCGAAAGAGCTGTCAAAGAGAGATGGGACGGACGAAATTATAGTGACTCGGTATGGAATGATAAAGCAAAGCTCATAGAAGCAATACAAACCATTCTTCCTCGGTCATTTTCAATGGGTCTTAATTCTAAAACTCTCGGTGATATGCTAGCAAAGGAACTCAATGTATCTAAAAATCGAGGAAGGTCTCTTGCAAGGACGGAAATCAATCATCTTTGCAATCAGGCCAATCTTGATGTCTATAAAGCGTGTGGAATAGAGAAGTATCAGTTCCTCGCTACTCTGGATATGAGAACATCTGAAATCTGTCGTGGTATGGACGGATTCATCGGAAATGTGTCACAGGCCAAAGTCAATGTCAACTATCCTCCGATGCATGTCAACTGTCGTTCTACCACCATTCCCTATTTCGAGGACGACGATACTTTAGATAGAATTGCCAAAGACGAGACAGGCAGTAATATCAAGGTTCCGAGACGCATGACCCAAGAAGAGTGGATTAAAAAGTATGTTCCTGAGGAACAGAGGGATAAATTGCTAAAGTTTCAAGAAAGATATTCAAGAGACGAGTAAATATTTAGAGAAAACTCTTTACAAATTGCTTTAGACATATTATAATATATTTGAACCGAAAGGTTTCAGATATTCATTCAGGTGGAGCTGACCACCGAAAAAGAAGCGAGAATGAAAGGAGAACACACTATGAACAAGGAATCCCTAATCGCAGCAGGCTTCACAGAGGAGCAGGCAGCTAAAATCATGGAGATGCATAAGAAAGCCATCGACGGTAACTATGTACCGAAAGCAACTTTCGAGGCAGAGCGTGAGAAGTGTAAAAACCTGACCGCCCAGGTGGCCGAACGAGACAAGCAAATCGCCGAACTCGGAACTTTCAAAGGTACTGCGGAACAGCTCCAAACGAAGGTAGCAGAACTGGAGAAACAGAACAAAGAGGCAAAAGACAAGTTCGAAGCCGACTTGTTACAGGCTCAAAAAGAGGCTGCCATTAGGTTTGATATAGCAAATTCTGTTATCGACCCTGATGATGTCCTTCCGAAGCTGGACCAGTCCAAGATTGTTTTCAAGGACGGCAAAATCGTCTCGGGTTTAACTGAACAGTTAGACGAACTGAAGAAGTCCAAACCTCATTATTTTAAGACGGAGAAGAAAGACCCGGAAGGTATCCCTCAAGGATGGTTATTCGGTAAGACTCCTCCCGAAAGCAGCGATGAGGGTGAGAGTGGTGGTGAGAAGTCTGAAGCAGAACTGTTTGGCGAAATGCTAGCAGGTTTTAAACTCAGCAGTACCACAGCAGCTGAAAAAGCTGCAGAAACCTATTTCAAATAATTTAAGGAGGTAACTTAAATGGCAGTAGAGTATAAGCATCAGGATTATACGACTGGCAAACAGATTCTTGTTTTTCCTGACCACTATGTAGGTGTCGCTCACACATTCAATCAGAACGATGCCGCAGCCGTTACTGTAGATGGTCGTAAGATTATCAAGGCCGGCACAATTTACCCTGCAAATGATGAAACCGCTATTGGAGTTGTATTCAGCGACATGGATGTTACTGACGGTGACCGTAATGGTACTATTATCATTCACGGATTCATTAAGAAAACAGCACTTCCTGCAACTCCGTCCGCCAACGCAATTGCAGCATTGAACATGATTAAGTTTCTACCTCTCTCGGCGGTAGAAGTAGCACTTGTTGCAACCCCATTGACGATTGCCAACGGAGAAGCCAAGGACAAAACTCATAGTATTGTTGTTGGTATTACAGGAACTACTTTCCGACCAGAAGCGAGCACGCTCACTAACTGGACTATTACAGGGGAAGCTACAACTAAGGTCGAAGTTGTGTCAATCACTGTGTCCCCTGATGGTAAGTTTGTTACTATTAACACTAAAAACTCAGCGGCCACTACTGAGGGTAGTGTGACAGTTGTTCCGCTTGCGGCAGCTACAAGCACCGGAGATGTTCCCACAACTGCTACCACTATCGTTAATGTTCCAGCAGCGGGTTAATAGGGAAGGAGAATGAACAATGGCTAAATCTATTTTTGATATGATTACGGCTCAGGCTCTCGCTTCTTATTACGAGAAACTTGAGACAAACCGTATTCCTTTGCTCGGCGAAGGTCTGTTCCCTGCTGACAAGAAGATGGGATTGAAGCTCGAGTGGATTAAAGGCTATGACAACCTTCCGGTCGCTCTTCAGCCTTCTGCATTTGATGCGAAGCCTTTGCTTCGTGACAGAGGCGGAGTTTCCACTGAAAGCACTCGTATGCCTTTCTTCCGTGAGGCAATGAGACTCGGTGAAGAAGACCGTCAGCAGCTTCTCATGTTTATGGAAGCTAACAATAACGCATACGCTCGTCAGATTATCACTCGTATCTTCGATGATACGAAGTCCCTTATCGACGGTGCTATGCTCGTCCCTGAAATCATGCGTATGGGTATCCTGACCACAGGTGCGTTCACTATCAGTTCTGCATCTGATTCCGGTCAGGCTGTCAACTACTCTTACAACTACGACCCGAACGGTACTTGGGCGTCTAAGAACAAGATGACTCTTACAGGTACTGACAAGTGGTCCGACCATGCTAACTCTAATCCTATTCAGGACATTTTGGATGTTAAGCGTGATGCTGCTAAACGTGGTATCAACCTTACTCGTGCCATTATTGGCTACGGTACCTGGTTAGACATCATGCAGAATGCCAAGATTAGACTTGGTATGTATCCGCTTGCTCAGCAGGCTGCCAATGTTATTGTCACTGACGACCAGGTTAAGACTTATGTTGAGAGCGTCATCAAGATGAAGATTGTGGTGTACGACAAGATGTACAAAGACACTCTTCAGACAGACCAGTATTTCTATCCGACCTCCGGATATTGTACTCTTATTCCTGACGGTATACTTGGCAAGACCTGGTACGGCACTACTCCGGAAGAAGCAGACCTTATGTCTGGTAGCACTCTTGCCGATGTTCGTATTGTCAACACTGGTGTTGCAGTGTCCACTGAGAAGATTGCTCTTCCTGTAAACATCATCAACTGGGTATCCGAAATTGTTCTTCCGTCCTTTGAAAATATGGACAAAGTGTTCAATATCGTGTACTAATAGAAAAGGAGGGTATGAGATATGGCAGAAGTTAAGTTTTTCAATACTGTAAAGTATAAGGGTGTTCGCTACCCTGCTCATACTCCTTTTCAGGTAGCGGATGAGGATGTTGATAGCCTGGTTAAATCCGGTGCTATCGTCCTCGTAGCTCCGCAGGCCAAAGCAGCTGAGAGCAAAGGCGACGAAGACAAGAGTCTCGATGAGATGACTGTCAACGAACTCAAGGCCTATGCTGCTGAAAAGGAAATCAATATCAGCAAGGTCGAGAAGAAAGCTGATATCTTGGCTGCTATCAAAGCAGCTGAGGGCGAAGGCGACGAAAATGAGTGATTGGAGGTGAGGTCGATGGCATATCTGGAATTGGTTAAAATAATCAAGCAGAAGCAAACGAAGGTAGCGTTCACAGACGACGATATTCTTGCTGCTCTGCAAGAGGTCGAACAGGTTATCAAGAACTACTGTTCTATTCCGACTGTTCCGGACGCACTCAGGTACACCTGGTGCAATATGTCCATCGACCTCCTTCTTTACAATCACGAAGTCAACACCACTCCGAACGATGTCTTAGAAGCATTTGACCCGAGCGATGTGTCCACCATTAAGTTGGGAGACACTTCTATATCACTCGGTGATAAGTATCGGAACAACGCAAGGAGCAGAACCCTTCAGAGTCATCAGGCGAATCTGGACGCAATCGTCACTAATTACAAAGCCCAGCTAAACCAGTTTAGGAGGTTGTGGTGATGAGATTAGGTGATTTTTCAGGAATCATAACGACGATGTTTACAGATAAGATGGACATAACCCGGTATATTGAAGTTACCAACTCGGACGGCACAACAGAAACCAAGCTTCCTGACAATCCATTATATGTAGATGTCAACTGTAGAATCTCGTTTGTGTCAGAAGAAAGCCCAAAAGATGGAGAAGTCGACGACAACCCTGTAAAGATTACGCCGAAAATCTTTTGCAAGACGACAGCAGATATCCAAGCAGGGGACTATATTACAGTTCGTAGATTTGACGATGATGGAAACATCATGGCCACATTTTCAGGGCAAATCGGGTTACCCTCTATCTATCCTACTCATAAGGAGGCATTGTTCCTGATAAAGGAGAGTGCTTAAAATGAGCGGAAGCGGATTTGATTATAGCAGTTTCTTGAGATACAGGAACAGCTTCAACAAGATGTATCAGCAATTCGACTCCTGGCTTAATGCTTTCCTCCTAAAAGAGGGTATGCGGTTCATAGCTGGAGTCAAACCAAGAACTCCGGTAGATACTGGAGATTTAAGAAATCACTGGCAGTTAAACGGAATAACCCGAAGTGGTAATACTCTAAACTGCTGGTTCGTCAATACAATGTACTATGCTACCTTTGTAGAGTATGGGCACGCAAAACCGTACAAATCGGGAGCAGCAGAAGGTAGCGCCGACTGGGTTCCGGGTTACTTCATGATGACAGTAACCTTAGACCAAATAGAACGCTCAATGCCTGCCAGATTCGATTCTGCATTCAGGCAATTTCTGTTAGGACTGGGGGTGATGTAAATGGCAGTATTGACAGGAGAGGAAGTTGTCAGCGGTGTTGCTATCAATATTAGAGCAGCATTCACAACAACAGAACTCAAAGCTATCTATAAAGATACTCCTCTTCAGAACATCAAGAAGCCATACGCATTCATTCATCAGATAAATGCAGAGCACTTGAATGAGATGAGAGGAAGGGCAGAACACAATTTCATGATAGATGTCAGAGTTCATCCAGAGGATACTCAGACAAATATCCAGACCTGGGCCAGAGCAACAGCAACTAAAATGCTCGAAGCCTTAAACATCATCACCGTTAGCGGACAATCCGTTAAGAGTCGCGGCATCGAGTGGAAAGTGGAGGACAATGTACTTCATGTAATCACGAGATACGCATATAAGGTAATTCATGTAGAAGAACCTATACCTGATATGGAAACTCTGTTGTACGGTGACCACATCAAATAATTTTAGAAAGGGTGATAAAAATGCCAGCAGGTGGAACTTGGACAGTTCAAAATAAACAGAGACCGGGTGCGTATATCAACTTCGTAGCCGTTCCGAAACCCGAAGGCACTATCGGTGACAGAGGCGTCATGACTGCTTGTCTTCCGATGACCTGGGGTCCTGCCGGTCAGCTCATTACTCTCTATGGAGAGGATTTGCTGAATGGCAAGAGTCTTGCCAAAGTGGGTTGTACCGCTCGTGACACAGACGAATCCCTTCCGTATCGCTTGGCTCTCGCGGGCAGCTACAAGGCTCTGCTCTTTAGGGCGGATACTGGAGGTACTAAAGCAACGAATGTCATCTCAACGGACGTACTTACTGCTAACGCCAAGCATGCAGGCACTACAGGTAACAGCATTTCAATCGTTATCACAGCAGACAAGCCTCAGGCGGGTCAGTACACCGTAGACATTCTTTTCAAGCTCGTTCAGCAGGAGTCTTTCGTCGTATCCGAACTTGCTGATTTCAGTGATATCGAATCTGAGTGGGTAGACTTCATTGTCCCTACATCTCCTTCGTCTACTGAAATTCCGGTAACTGCCGGTGCAGTTCTGTCGGGCGGTACCAATGGTACAGTTAATGGCGAGACGATTTATCCTGCTTATTTCTCTGCTATAGACGGCGAGCATTGGCAGTGCATGGCAATCAACACATCGGAAGCAGTTGGTGCTCAGGTTACTGAGTTCATCAAGTTGCTCAGAGATACCAGAGGCAAGAAGGTTCAGGCAGTTGTTTACAATTATCCTGAAGCTGACTACGAAGGTATCATTAGTGTTGACCAGGGCTTCAAGACGGCTCAGGACTCGGTTACCGTAGACCTGTTCCCGTTGTATGTAGCAAGCATCACAGCAGGTGCTAATGTCAATGAGAGCAATACTGCTCGAGTTGTTCAGGATGCACTTTCCATTATCAATCCGATTGCTGAAGAGGACATCGAAGATGCACTCAAGGCAGGTAAGTTCTTGCTTTCCTATCGTCAGGACGGCGTGGTATGCGTAGAAAAGGATATCAACTCCCTTCACTCCTTCACTGTAGACAAGAACTATGCTTTCTCCAAGAACCGTGTTGTTCGTTGCTTGGATGAAATCGGTAATAAGACCGCACTTGTTTTCAATAGAAACTATTGCGGTAAAATAGACAATAACGATGTCGGAAGAAACCTGTATAAGACAGAGTTGATTTCGATGATGGACCAGCTTCAGAGCATAGGAGCAATACGCAACTTCGAAGGAACTTCTGATATTACTGTTCTTCCAGGTAATGATGTGGACAGCGTTGTCGTTGACCTGCTTGTTCAGCCTGTTGACAGCATGGAGAAACTCTACATGACTGTTAATGTGGACGCTTAAGAAAGGAGCGTGAGATAAATGAGTTATTTGAAAGCTGGAGATACTATTTCCGGTCAGGAAGCAGTCGCAAAGATGACCATCAAGAACGCTGACGGGACTTCTTCTATCGAAGATATGTTCTTCGGTAAGAATCTGGAAGCTACTTGTGAAATCGAAAAGACTGATGTCAAGACTCTAGGCAAACGAGGTGCTCAGCATAAGCCTAACGGCTGGTCAGGTTCTGGCAAAATGAAGGTGTATTATGTCACCTCCCTTTTCAGGAATATGGCTTTGCAGTACATCAAGACCGGTGTTCCTGTTTACTTCGATATCATGGTCACCAACAACGACCCGGCAAGTTCCATAGGTCCTCAGACCACAGTTCTGAAGAATTGCTCTCTCGACTCCGTTATTCTTGCTAAGTTCGATGTTGAGAGCGATGTCATGGACGAAGACCTGGACTTCACATTCGACGATGTGGATATACTCGATTCGTTCGTAGCACCTACACTCGGTTCGCTCTAATTTAGAAAAGGAGGAAATAATACCATGAATGCACTTCAACAGTTTTTGACCAAAAACTCCGTCGACAATTTTACCGAGGAAGTAACCCTCGGTGGACGCCTTAAGGACTTTAAGTTCAAAATTAAGGCCCTGACGGGTAACCAATATAACGATTTTCAGGCTCTTTGCATTGAAAATCCGAACAGTCCTAAGAAACGTAGATTCAACATCAAGAAGTTCAATGAGCTTATCGTTGCTAACTGCGTAATTGAGCCGAACTTCAAGGACCCTGAGTGGCTGAAGGAACTCGGTGTCGCAGATGCAACTTCCGCTATCTATAAGACTCTGCTTGCCGGCGAGATTACAGACCTTGCTGAAAGAGTACTTCGTTTGTCCGGATTTGACAGAGATATCGAAGAGGAGATGGAAGAAGTAAAAAACTAATGGCGGAGAAGGACGGCGACACTTGGTACTGCTTTTATGCAGTAATGAAGCTTCATTGGAAGCCGTCCGAGTTTGCCTTCCTTCCTCCGCAAGATAGAGCTCTAATGTATGCCTTCATTGATGAGAAGCTGCGTGAAGAAGAAAAACAGCAGCGTAAACTCAAATCCCAGAGGAGTCATAGGAGAGGGGGTCATCGGTAATGGCAACTATTAGAAACTCTATTAGCTTACAGGACCGAATGACCCCTGTTTTTCGTTCCATCATTAAGTCGATGGATAGCACACTCAGGGTCATGAGAAATCTGGACCGTCAAGCTAATAAGGGTGTGCAAAGCAGGGCATATAGAACCGCAGAAAGAGATATCAAACGAGCAAACAATGAACTCATTCGTATGCAGAATAATCTGAGCCGAGCAGATAAGGCAGCAGGAAAACTCGCTGCCTCTACCGGCAAGGTATCGACTAATATGTCGAGGATGGGTTCAGGAGGTTTCAATCTTAGTAATCTTGCTGCGGGCTTATACTTGCTGAAGAATATAGCAAATACACTATCTGATATCATGGAAATTCCTGATACCATGAACGCAATTCAGTATCGTTTGGATACTTACGACACCACTGCTCTTTCGGGAGACCAGCTGTTTGATGCAACTTATCTTGCAGCGCAGCGTTCTCGTTCAGACCTTGCTAGTACAGCCAGCCTGGCATCTCGTATCTTGGTATCGGGTGCTACAAACGGTAGCGGTGCAGAGGCGATAAACCTCGCAGAATTGCTGAATAAAGCATCGTTCTTAGGTGGTTCTTCTTCTGGAGAATCTCAAAGAGCATTGCTTCAGCTGTCACAGGCTCTTGCGTCCGGAACATTACAGGGCGACGAGCTTCGTGCTATTCGTGAGCAGGCTCCTGGTTTAACAGATGTTCTTGCTCGAGGCCTGTCCAGCCTGGCAGAACGAGGAGCACTACCTGAAAAATTCATCGGAATCACAATGGGTGACCTTAAAGCACTCGGTGCAGAAGGTGAACTCACAGCGGAGAGAGTTATAGCTGCTTTCAAAGAGATGGATACTTATGTCAATGAGACATTTGACAAATCTCCGAAGCAGTTCGGTCAGGCTGTTGCAGGTATCGTCAATGTCTGGAAGAGATGGCTGAAGCTAATGTCGCAAGGTGACAATGCTCTTGCTAAAATCAACGAGAAGGCTTGGCAGTTGCTTGAATGGTTTGAATCTACAGACGGTCAGGCGTTCATGGAAGGTCTTGCTAAAGGCATCAACCTCGTTGTAGATGCTATTATGCAACTCATAGACTGGATAGGACAACTGATAGACTGGATAGGACAACTGATAAACCGGTTAGGGACAGCTGACGAAATCGTAGGTTCTATTTGTGGAACATTTATGTTCCTCGCATATCTCATTTATGATGTGGTAATCGGCGCAATCATGGCATTCGGTCTTGCAGGTGTTGGAGCGGGTATGCTCGTTATCTTGGCTCTGCAAGCCGTTGTTCAGATGATTATGTGGGTAGTCCTTGCCATTTGGAGTGCCATTGTTACCGTATATAATGTTCTCTACTCTATCGTCAAGGGTGCTTGGGGCCTCATCAAGGGTGCGATAGTGGGTATCTACCAGCAATTTGTTTGGCTTGGCCAAGGCATTCTTGGTATATTGTACGGGATTGCTTCTGCAATTGACTTTATTTTCGGCTCTAATTTAGCGGATACTGTCGGCGACTGGATTGACGATTTAGGCTCGTCCGTAGACGAACTCAATGAAAAACTCGACCCGCTCGGAGAGTTTAAGGACATTGGAGACCAGTGGAAAGACTCTTACGGTACACTCGGCGATATGTGGACAGGAAAAGGAGAGTATGACGATTGGAATATTACAGACAACATGCGTGATGTTTGGAACGGCGGTAACTCAATGCTGATGAGTATTTGGGGTTGGGGAACCAACAAAATGGTAAACCCAATGGACGGTTGGAACAGCGGATACGATTTCGGTTCAGGATTAGTCGATAACATTGCAAATATGGGAATATCTATGGACCTAAGTAATATTGAGGATGCATTAAATAACGGTGTTCATGTTGGTGGAGGAGACCTGGATAGCATCGGTTCTATCAAGAGCGATGTCGATATTTCAGACCAGGATATTCAGCTACTCAGAGATATCGCTGCTCGTGACTTCTTGCTCAACCTGCAGACAGTAACACCTACTGCAAATGTCACTTTCGGAGATATTCACGAAACAGCAGATGTCAACAAGATTCTCGGTGTAATCGAGGATATGGTTGAGGAACAACTCGCGACTTCACTTGTCGTGGGATGATAGGAAGAGGAGGAGTAATAAATGGACATTGGATTTTTCATAAACTATGATAACCAGGTTGTTCAGCTTCCTGTCAATCCTGAGAAGGTAGAGGTTAAGTATAGCGGTAATAACAGTACGACTGAGATTATTCAGTTGGGTGAAATCAATCTCCTGAAGGATAGAAAGTTAGCTGAAATATCATTCAAATCTTTCTTCCCTCAGGACGATTGGTTCCCCGCTGTTAGAACCAGAGGTCAGTTTAAGACACCGGACTTCTACAAAGAATTTTTCGAGGGGATACAGAAAGACAAGAAACCTTGTCGACTCATAATAACAGGACTCAACATTACGATGAAGGTCTCAGTAGAGAACTTCTCGTATTACCACCAGGGTGGAGACCACGAAGACGCATACTACTCTATCGATTTCAAAGAGTATAGAGATTATCACATTATGCAGATACCGATTGACCCTTCCCTTAAGCGTCTGACAGCTACTAAAGCAACGACTCCGACACCTGCAAAACCTGCTACTCCTGCACAGATTACCAAAGGTTGTGATGTCATTCTAAATGGTAGAGTCCATTATGACTCATACGGCTCTAAGCCTGGAAAGACATTCAGTAACTATAAAGGTAAAGTCAATTTCATAAATATGAAGGGTTCTCATCCTTATCATGTAACCACTCCGTCCGGAGGCTGGTTGGGATGGGTTACCAAAGAAAGTGTGGTGTTAGCATGAGCATATACGCCACACTTTATGATAATCGAAACGAAAAAGCATACGATATTTCAGAGGTTATTAGCAACCTGGAGATTTCAACGAAGATTCAGGACGACCCTGGAAAGTGTACCTTTGACCTCATAAAATGTGACGGACTCGAATTTTGGGAGGGTGCTACTGTATCCATCGTTTACAACGGTGTGAAGATGTTCCGAGGATTTGTCTTCTCTAAAAAGAGGAACAAAGATGTAGACATCATTTCAGTCACCTGCTATGACCAGTTAAGGTACCTGAAGAATAAAGACTCCTATGTGTTTGAGAATATGACAAGTGACCAGATTTTCTCTAAGATTTGTTCCGACTTTGTTCTTAAGCATAGGGTGGTAGACAAGAGTTCATACATCTGTGCCCCAAGAAGCAACGATGCTACTATCTTGTACGACATGATTAAGAAAGCACTCGATGACACACTCATCAACAGCAAACAGTGGTTTATTATCAGAGATAATTTCGGAGTGTTGGAGCATATCAATATTTACTCTCTTCAGACAGGTATCATGCTTGGAGACGAAAGTGGAATCACAGATTTCACTTATGAAACATCGATTGACAAAGATACCTACAATCAGATTAAACTTTACAGAGATAATCAGACATCAGGTAAGAGGGAAATCTTCATTGTCAACGACACAATCAACGGCGGTAACACAATTAAGGCCTGGGGTATATTACAGATGTACGAGAAAGTGGACGAGAAGCTTAATCTCGCCCAGATTGAACAGAAAGCAAGAGGAATGTTAAGCCTATACAATAATACTAAGAGAAGCCTAAAAATCGAGGCTCTCGGAGTACCAAATGTATGTGCTGGTTCGATATTCAAGTGTTCAATTAAAGACCTTGGAGACCTTTCTATCAATAGGTATATGCTCGTCACTGCTTGTACTCACAAGATTGGAAACGGGGTGCATACCATGGAACTTGAAACGGAGGTGATAATAAATGGCTGATGCATCAAGACTGGTGAAAGCAATGCAGAAAGCATCAAAAATACCAGAAAATGAAAAGGTGGACTTGGTTACAGGAACAGTCACCTCCGTCAATCCGTTGAAGATAAAGACAGGCAAGATAGAACTAACAGAGTCATTCCTTGTTCTGGGTGCTTTATGCAAGTCTACTATTATTAAAATACCTAAGAGAGACGCTTATACTCACAAGCACAAGATACCGCAGCACACCACAGAGCCTGCTGGTACTGGACCACATACTCATGTTATCAACGAGTTCTACTCTGAGGTTGCGTTACCTGACATTCTGCTTTGGCGAGGATTACAGGTTGGAGATGAAGTATATATGATACGATTCTCAGAGGGTCAAAAGTATTATGTATTACAGAGGAAAGAGGGGATTACATGATTCCGCAAACTCTAAATGAAGAGAATTTAATTGACATCGAGGAATATGAGTCTCCTCCGTCTCTTACTTACCGACTGGACTTTACCAATCGAAGAATAATCGGTAAGGTAGATGGCAAAGAAGCTGTTATGCAGTTCATCAAGAAAGTCCTGAATACCAGCAAGTATGCTTATGAGATATATGATTGGTATTATGGAAATGAACTCCCTTCTCTTGTTGGAATGTCCTACGACTACATCGTGGTTGAGGCTCCAAGAATCATCGAGGAAGCATTGCTCGTAGACGACAGAATAACCTATATAGACCAGTGGAGTTTCAAAAAGGTTGCTGTCGACGCTATAGAGATATCTTTCCTGGTTCATACCATTTATGGTAACATCAAATACACTAAGGAGGTGGCGGCATGATTGGAGATTATTTAGAGGTATATACTTTTGATTACCTCATGGAACAGGCTTTGAGTCAGGTTCCGAATACAGTAGATAAAAGACAGGGAAGTATCATTTATGATGCTCTTGCACCTGCTTGCTATCGACTGGCAGACTTCTACAATACTCTGAGAAACATCTATAAAGACACCTTCGCTGAAACAGCGACAGGAGAATCTCTTGACCTCAGAGTAGCAGAACAGGGCGTAACGAGATATCCCGCAACTTTTGCTATCAAGAAGGGATACTTTGCATCCGCAAATGGGGAGCCAATGACTATTCCTCTTGGAGCACGATTTTCTACTATTTCAGACATCAATCCTATTACCTATGTCGTCACAGCGGCGTATGCAGAGGACGGAGTTGTTCAGCCTGGTTACTATCAACTGAAATGTGAGGTGGCAGGCGTATCTGGAAATGAATACAGCGGTACTCTAACTAATATCACTTATATACAAGGTCTTGCTGCTGCAACGATGCTTGACCTTATCCAACCGGCGAGAGACGAAGAAACAGACGAAGAACTCCGCACCAGATATTTTGAAAGGGTCAACCAAAAAGCATTCGGCGGTAACATCGTTCAGTATTACCAAGAACTTAGAGAGATTTCAGGTGTGGGCGATGCACAGATTTATCCTGTTTGGAATGGCGGAGGTACTGTAAAACTTAGTATCGTTGATTCTGAGTATAATCGATGCTCAACTGAATTCATCGCCATTGTTCAAAACTTGATTGACCCTGAAAATTCTCAAGGTATCACAGGAACAGGTCTCGGACTTGCTCCTATCGGACATCAGGTTACGGTCGTTACTCCGGATGAATTCGTAGCAAATATAACGGCAACGGTTGTCCTCATGTCGGGTATGTCAATCGGACAGGTTACTACACCGATTAAAAATGCAATAGAAGCATATTTTCAGACACTTAGAAAGAGTTGGGGAGCGGCGAATGAGTACAATAATTACTCTCTGGGTATCTACATATCCAGAATCACAGCTGCTATTCTGACCGTTCCTGGTGTCGCTAATGTAACTAATGTCAAGATAAATGGAAGCTCTGTTGATGTTACTCTTCAGGAGAATGCAGTGATTCAGCAACTTCCTGTGGTTGGGACGGTGACGATAAATGAGGGATAGCAGAAAAGCATCTTCGTATGTTCCACAAATCTATAAAGGTTTCACAGAAATGGAAGCCCTTATTGCTGTAGAAGATAATATCCTTGACAAAGCAGAGAATGAAAAGAAGAATCTGGAAGATAACCAGTATGTTCTGACAGCAAATGAGTACGGTATCGAGCAGTATGAAGATATGCTTGACATCATTCCGAATCCCGCTGTGGAAACACTTCAATTCAGAAGAGACAGAATTATCAATCGTCTTTCGATGACTCCTCCATTCACTTTCCGATTCTTAAAAAAGAAGTTAGATGAAATTATTGGAGTTGGAAAGTGGAAAGCATATATAGATTTCTCAACCTACACCTTGTATGTCGAGAGTTCTGCAAATAACCAGATATGGTTTGAAGAGATTCTGATTACAATGACGAATCTTAAACCTGCGAATATTGTCTTCATAAACCAACCTCTGATTACTCAGGGTCTTGTAATGTCTGAAGAAATATCGTATAGTACAATACAGTACAACTATGTTCTCGGTGTATCCTGGGTTCTCGGAGCACTGCCATTTCTAAGTTATATAGACAAGGGGGCGATAAAATTGTCAAATGTATCTTCATTGAAAGATGACCTGTTCCAAGATGTGGCGACATTCACTGCATCAGACATCGCTACTGTTCTGCTGAATGACAGTCTGAGTATCTCAAATTTCGTTACTAAACAAGCATCAGCGAATATCGTAGATATCGAGTATAATGTTCTTGCGTCTCAGATTCAGACAATCACAAACATTAAACTCAAAAACTCTTCAGGAGATGTTCTTTCCGAAGCGGTCGTTTATGTTCCTCTTCTGGAAGATGTTCTTATGAAACATACCATTACAGTTAAGGAGGAGATTGAACAATGAGTTATAATGGAAAGACCAACTGGCAAGACGGTGAAATCGTTCATGCTCAGGACATGAATCGAATCGAGCAAGGAATATTAGATGCATATGATAAGGCTAATGCAGCTTTGACAGATTATGCTCAACACGGCGTAACAATGGGTCATGAAAATGACATTTATGTCGCTAAAATTGGGTCACTTTTTGAATTTACTCCTTTAGAAGCAAGCTATGGTGGCGCTATCTATGCTATAGCTACAGACGACAATTATGTATATGTAGGAGGAGGGACAACTCAAACTGTAAGAAAATTGAAGAAAAGTGATTTATCACAAGTAGCTGAAAGCGCAAGCTATGGCGGGGATATCAAAGCTATAGCTACAGACGATGATTTTGTCTATGCGGGAGGATGGGGAGCCAAAACTGTAAGAAAATTGAGGAAAAGTGATTTATCACTAGTAGCGGAAAGTGCAAACTATGGTGGCGTTATCAATGCTATAGCAGTAGACGATGAATTTGTCTATGTGGGAGGAGGGGGAGCCAAAACTGTGAGGAAGCTCAATAAGTCCAACCTATCGAAAGTAGCGGAAAGCGCAAAATATGATGGCGATATACGAGCAATAGTAGTGGATGACAACGAATTTGTCTATATTGGTGGAGGATGGGGAACTCGAACTGTGAAGAGACTCCACAAATTCGACCTATCACTATTAGATGAAAGTGAAAGCTATGGTGGTGAGATTTATACTATGGCAATAGACGATGATTTTATCTATGTTGGTGGGGAAACTAAAGTTGTGAAGAAACTCAACAAATTCGACCTATCACAAGTAGCTAAAAGCGCACCTTATTATGGCCTTATCTATGCTATAGCAACAGACGATGAATTTGTCTATATTGGCGGGGGATGGACAGCAACTCGAATTGTAAGAAAATTGAGGAAAAGTGATTTATCACGAGTAGCGGAAAGCGAAAACTATGGCGAGGATATATGGGCTATAGCTACAGATGATGACAACGAATTTGTCTATGTTGGCGGAGGAACAACCATAAAAATCATAGAAAACCGCGATCTAATTAAGATTATAAGGAGGTATCAATAATGATATATGTGTTTGAGGGTGGTAGTGTAGTCTATGAAATGATGGCGTAAGGAAGGGGCGAAAAGGAATGGCAAAGGTATATGCTGAACTTATCAGAAAAGGACTGAAAACCATTAATGATGTTCCTGAAAGATTAAAAGCAGAAGTTCAAGCAATATTGGATGCTAACTCCAATGCTTAAACTACCACAGGTCAAATAAAAGGCTTGTGAAGGGCGTTGACTTTTAAGAAAGAGGGAATGTCTATGACAGTTGAAATTGCTCTCCTGATTTCAGGCGTATCTTTGGCATTTGGAATCTATCAGGGGATTACTAACATGAAACGAAATAACAGGCATGATGACAGAAATGATGCAGCACAGTTGACCACTGTGATTGTCAAGCTTGAAAACATTGGCAATGATATTTTTGAAATCAAGAATGACATGCGAAATGTCAAGGATGACATGAAGGACATGAATGTTCGTTTGGTCAAGATGGAACAGCAAGTGAAAGTCTTAAACAAAACTGTATTCAAGGATGGTGCTTCACATGAGTAAGAAAAAGAACAGGTTTTCCAAGTTTATTGTCACTTTGGTTGTGATTTTGAACATCCTGTTCACTGCTGCTGTCCTGTACATCTTCATGATGACAGGAAGTGAACCCATCACCTTAATTGGTGCATGGTTCGCTTTCACAACAGGTGAATTGTGGATGCTTTCAAGCATCAAAAAATCAAAAGTAAAGAAAGGTGGTAATCTCAATGAAGATTAACTGGAAACAGAAGTTGACAAGCAGAAAGTTTTGGGCAGCGGTCATTGGTTTTGTAACTGCATTGATGGTGGCTTTTGGTGTGAATGACCTGACCATTGAACAAGTGGTTGGTCTTATCACAGCAGCTTCCACACTAATTGCTTACATAATCGGTGAAGGAATGGTTGATGCTGCAAGGATAAATGCAGAAACAACCAATAATGATGAAAGTGAAGGTGAATAATCATGGATGAAAAGAAAATCATTGATGGAATCGAAATTTCCGAAGATGAAGAAATTACTGATGAAACCCTTGATGAATTAAGCAATGGAAAGGGTGAAGAATAATGGCATACACAAACAGTCCACTTGTGAACTATACCAAGTTAAGTCCGAATCATTCAGGTCAGAGAAATCACGCAATTGACACTATAACCATTCACTGTGTTGTGGGTCAATGTTCTGTTGAAACATTGGGGGAAATCTTTGCGAAGGAAAGCAGACAGGCATCTTCCAACTATGGTATTGGTTTTGATGGTAGGATTGGAATGTACTGTGAAGAAAAGAACCGTTCCTGGTGTACTTCTTCCGCATCCAATGACCACAGAGCAATCACCATTGAAGTTGCATCAGATACAACATATCCCTATGCAGTGAATGATAAAGCATATGCTGCACTTCTTGACCTAGTGACCGACATCTGCAAAAGAAACGGTATTAAGAAGCTTGTATGGTCAACAGACAAGAATCAGCGTGTTAATCACCTGAATGGTTGCAACATGACTGTTCACAGAGATTATGCAAACAAATCCTGCCCTGGTGATTATCTGTATAACAAGCATGGTGAGATTGCAGCAGAAGTCAACAGGAGGCTGAATGCAGGTGCTGCATCTTCTACATCCGAAGCACCGAAAGTCCTTTACAGAGTGCAAACAGGAGCATTCAGCGTGAAGTCAAATGCTGATGCTTTCCTGAACAAAGTAAAGACCGCAGGCTTTGATACCTATATGGTCAAGGTAGGCAATCTCTACAAGGTTCAGGTTGGAGCATACTCTGTTAAATCCAATGCTGAAAACATGATGGCGAAACTCAAGGCCAAGGGCTTTGATGCGTTCATCACAACAGAGTCTGGAACAACTGCAACCGTAAGCACCCCTGTCGCTTCTTTAGCGGTCGGAGACAAAGTGAAACTCGCAAGCGGTGCTCCGATATACGGAACATCTAAGCAGTTTCAGTCCTGGGTATATTCTTCTACTCTTTATGTCAGAGAAATCAGCGGTAACCGTATCGTGATTTCAACTCTCAAGAGCGGCGCTGTCACAGGAGCAGTAGATAAGAAGTACCTCACCAAGATTTGATTATTTCCTCCTTTTTGATAGGCGGCGTCTGAGATGGTCACTTAGGCGTCGCCTTATTTTATTTCTTGAATATTTTTAAGAAAAGTATTGACAAATCACTCAGTATGTATTACAATATAAACATAATAGAAAGGAGGGCTAATATGATTCAAATCAAAATCGGTGACCCTATTAAGTTGAAGCCGACTCCACTGTCGCCGAAATCCGGATTCATCTCGTTTCCGTACGATAGTCAATTAGTCGAATATATCAAGTCATTAGGTAACCGCGTTTACCTACCCGAATCAAAGATGTGGGAAGTACCTTTAACAGCAGTTCCTACTATATGTAACAAATTAACCACGAGAGACATTGAGATTGTGGGTGAGATGGTTAAAGAAACTAAAACCCAAGTACAACTACCAAAAGACTTTGCTTTTACGACACAGCCGTATAGCCACCAGCTGGAGGGTGTACTGTTTGGTCTGGAAAAAGGCACATTTCTTCTCGGAGACGAGCAAGGATTGGGAAAGACAAAACAAATTATAGACCTAGCTATCGCTCGTAAACATTCAGAAGGAATGAAGCATTGCTTAATCATATGCGGTATCAACGGAAATAAGTACAACTGGGTAGACGAAGTTCATACTCACAGCAAAGAAGATGCGTGGATAATTGGAACTCGGTACACAAAGAGAGCTCCCGTAAAGATGGTAGAGGGTACGAGCAAAGATAAATTAGATGACTTAATGAACTTGCCACCACACTTTTTCATTATTACTAATATTGAGACGCTCCGTGCTATGCCGACGAAGAAAGGATGGTAGAGGGTACGAGCAAAGATAAATTAGATGATTTAATGAACTTGCCGCCACACTTCTTCATTATTACTAATATTGAGACTCTTCGTGCTATGCCGACGAAGAAAGGTAACAAAATAGTCTTTCCTATCGCCGAGAGAATTCAGAAGTTATGCGATATGGGCGAAATTGGAATGATAGCATTCGATGAGGCTCACAAAGCAAAGAATCCTACTTCGCAGCAAGGAAAAGCACTCTTGTCTATTAAGCCTAAATATGCTATTCCGATGTCCGGTACTTTTCTTGTCAACAGTCCATTGGACCTTTATGTTCCGCTGAAATGGGCTGGATTTGAACAGCACAGCTTCTATCAGTACAAGCAGCACTATTGCGTGATGGGTGGATTCAATAATCAGGAAGTCATCAGTTATAAAAATCTGGACGAGATAAGAGCATTGCTGGACAAGGTGATGCTTAGAAGAACGAAAGACGAAGTTCTTGACCTTCCTCCGAAGATTCATACAGTCGAATATGTCGACATGAACAAAGAGCAAAAGATGATATACGATGAAGTGAAGAAGGAAGTCAAGAGCAACATCGATAAATTGAGAATCAGCAACGACCCGTTGTCACAGATGATAAGACTTCGTCAGGCGACAGGGTATCCTGGAATCCTTTCTTCCACAATCACTCAGTCCGCTAAGATGGACAGAATGGAAGAACTGATTGAGGAAATCACATCTGTTGGACAGAAGGCGATTGTTTATAGCCAATGGGAACAGATGACTGCAATTATTAAACAGAAACTGAAGAGATATAATCCTGCATATATTACAGGAGATGTCAAAGCAGATGTGCGTATGCAGGAAGTCGAGAGATTTCAGAACGACCCAACCTGTAAAGTTATCATCGGAACAATAGGTGCTATGGGTACCGGCCTTACTTTAACAGCAGCTTCGAATGTCATCTTCATTGATGACCCGTGGAATAGAGCATTGAAAGACCAAGCAGAAGACAGAGCACATCGTATCGGTACGAAAGGTACTGTTCGTGTCATCACAATCGTATGCAAAGATACGATTGATGAAAGAATTCTGGACCTTGTTTACAGAAAAGGTAAGATGGCTGATATGCTTATTGATGGAAAATTCGAAGTAAAAAATAAAGCAGCATTTATTGATTATTTGCTGAGTTAAGGAGGAATAAAATGGATTATCAAGAGAGAAGTCGTCACAGAATGAGAAGGCGAAAACGCAATATCCGGAATAGGAGAATAGCATTCGGCATCATTCTCGTCACAATCATTGGTCTTATGGTGTGGATATTTATACCGAAGGATATAGAAGAGAGAGAGGAGCAGGTGTCGGGTACATCAGCACCGACGAATGTTCCTTCACCTACTCTTCAGATAACGAGAGATGTTGTAACAGCAACTCCTACTCCGGAGCCTACGCCGACGAAAGAACTAGAACCTACATATACAGAAGATGAACTCTTCTGTATGGCTGCAGCTATCTATAACGAAGCTGGTGGTGATACTTGTTCAGACGAAACTCGAATGTTGGTGGGTTATGTGATATTAAATCGAGTTAAAGACCCAAGATTTCCAGATTCTATTAGAGAAGTTTTGGAAGCAAGGAACCAGTATGGAGAGTTCTACTGGACAGGAGTTAAATTCGCAGACAGAAGTTCTAAACCAGAAGAACAGCATGCGGTGGAAAGAGCATACGAGATAGCAAAGAGGGTACTTACAGAGCCCTCACCTATTCCTGAAACAGTCGTGTTTCAAGCTGAATTCGAGCAAGGAACCGGTGTTTATAAATATCAAGACGGCATATATTTTTGTCACGCAAAGGAGGTGAACTAAATGGGAGAATTAAATGCAGGATACTTGACTATCGGTAGAGCCGCCTATGTCGTCGGAGTTTCAACCCAGACGATTACTCGATGGTACAAGTGGTGGGAAAGTGATGGGTTCGAACATCCGTCAGACCTTTATCTTCCGCCTTATTACTATAAGGACAAGAGGAAGACAAAGCACTTCAAGAAAGAAGACATCATGTTCCTGAAGGAGTTCCGCAATAAGCTCCAAACTACTCACAAGGGTGTTATGGCAGACTTTAATGCTGCTTATCAGTGGGGTAAGAGAGGAGAAAAGATTCTTGAAAACAGAGAAACTAATTCTACTGAAGTCAAGAAGAAAATGAGATAATAAAATAGGAGGAAAAAATTATGGCAACACGCAGAAGCGTAAACACGCAACCCAAAGAAAGTCTTGACGACATGATTTTAATTTATGCCGGAAAGAAAGAAGAGCTTGACCCGCTCAAAAAACTGGTGGACGAATACGGAAAGAAAATCAAGTCTGAAATGATAGACAAAGACCTTTCTGAATACACCGTCGGTGATGTGAGAGCATCCATCAGTGTCACGCAGAGAGAGGACTTCAACGAACTTCAGGCGATTGAAATTCTCAGAAAGAATCTTACGCCTGAGCAATTCAGCAAGGCTGTCAAGACCAAAGAGTATATAGACGATGATGCATTTGAAGCTCTCGTTTACAACCACGAAGTAGATGCTGCTATCTTGAATCCTTGTCGTGTTCCGAAAGAGCCTACCGTCACACTTCGTCTCGGTAAGGCGAAGAAGTGAGGTGCAAGATGAAGATTATTCGTGCTGGATATGAAATCATGACACCTATTCCTCGTGACATCATTCTTAGACAGCTTGAACGCTGTGGAAGAGTATGTTACAAGAGCGAGGATAAAATCACAGAAGAGAGTGCATCTAAATTCGTGAAGGGTCTTGTAAAGAGTGGCCACGAAGCAATGATTGAGCATTTCTCTCTCACTGTCAAATTCATTTGTGACAGAGGAGTCAGCCACGAGATTGTCCGTCACCGTATCGCGAGTTATGCTCAGGAATCTACGAGATACTGCAATTATGATAAGGAAGGTTTCGGAGGCGAGATTACAGTCATTGCTCCTCTCTTTTTACAGGAAGGGACGAAGGGCTGGGACCTTTGGAAAGAGAGTTGTGAAGCAGCTGAAAAAGCATACTTCGATTTGCTTGATTGGGGATGCAGTCCTCAGGAAGCACGCTCCGTTCTTCCGAACAGTCTTAAGACAGAAATCATTGTCACAATGAACCTCAGAGAGTGGAGACATTTCTTCAAACTCAGAGCAATTGGAATCACTGGTAACCCTCACCCGCAGATGCGTGAGGTAGCACTTCCTCTTCTCAGAGAGATGAAAGAAGTTCTGCCGGAGGTGTTCGGAGATTTGGAGGAGAAGAATGGATAAGGTTCAGCGTCATACAGAGATATGCACTTATCTCTCTATTCTCTACGAAACCAAGAATAAAGATTACGGTGATAGCTTCGCCAAGTCTTTTGACGAGTACGGAATGACAATGTCCTGTATTCGTCTGGAAGATAAGCTGAATAGACTCAAAGCACTCACCGTTAAGAACCAGAGTCAGCAAGTCAAGGATGAGTCTGTAGAAGACACTTTGATGGACCTGGCAAACTATGCTATCATGACTGTAATCGAATTACAAATTAAGGAGGAAAAGAATCATGGCAAAGGTAAATAAGAAACAGTTTCCTGACATTCCGAAATGTGCGTATGCAGGAGACGAAGCAGACGAATACTGCTCTCAGTGCAACGGTGTGACGATGACAGTAGATGGAGAGGAATTCTCCTGCAAGGAGTGTCAGTCCTATACGGAACCTGAACCCGTTAAGGAAGAGGAGCCCGTAGCACCTAGCGAGAGCCACGAGACGCCACGAGACGACAACGAAAAGGAAGAGGCGGACACTTATACCACCCAAGGCATTACAACCTCAATCAAGGCCGAATCTGGGCTGAGCATTGAAACCAAAGAGGGTTGGTATCGCTTTACTTATTCAGAAGAGCGTATCGTTCCTGAGACGGCGGACATCGACAAAGAGCGTGAGCTTTTGTGGAATGATGTAAACAGAGAAGTTGACCGTCAGGCCGAGGAAGTTCAGCTGATGTTGAAAAACTAAGAAATAATCAAAAACCAGTTGTATTTCTTGCTAAAATATGTTAAACTAATAGTGCAATTGCTTAATAGGCTATTGCACTATCATTTTTAATAAACTATAGAAAGGAAGAATCGCGTATGAAAATCAATTTTGAATTAGACCCTCAGCTTTCTCTTCGTGAGAAAGGAACTATCCTTGTCTGCAAGGAATTGCTGAAGAAGGGAATCAAACCTACCATCGACAATATCAAGCAAAATAGTTACGACGCTGAAAGGTCTATTAGCACCTCCCTTCACAAATTAGCAGAAATGGGGTACTACAAAGCAGAGAAATATAAGGTTCCTGATGGGCCTGGTTTTAACTGGAGATATGAAATCCAGGAAACTCGAGAGGTGGAAAAACAATGAGAGACGATAACTATATAGTAATTCCAGGTTGGGCAATCAACCGACTTGGTCTGAAAGGAAACGAACTTCTAATTTTTTCTATCATCTACGGATTTTCACAAGACGGTGAATCTGAATTTTCAGGAAGCATCCAATATCTATGTGATTGCTTAAATGTTAGTAAACCGACGATTATAAACTCACTGAAGAATCTTGTATCTCTCGGGTACCTTACAAAGCGTTCAGAAACCATAAATGGAGTGGTTTTTAACCGGTATAAAGTTTCTTTACGGGTAGTAAAGAATTTTAACTGGGGTAGTAAAGATTCTTTACTGGAGGGTAGTAAAGATTCTTTACTGGGAGGTAGTAAAGATTCTTTACACAATAATACTAATATACAAAATACTAATACACAAAATACTAATAATAAAACATCGTCGGGTACGCCAAGGCGTTCTCTTTTCAGTGCTGAAAAAGAAGACACAAAGATGAAATCAAAAGTAGAGAAGTTCGTTTTAGAATGTTGTCGTATTTCAGATGAGTTTGAATTTGATTCGAAAGTCTCAGATAAACTCGTCGACTTCTTCAGAATGCTCGGTCAGCAAGGAACTTTCCTTCCTGAAGTAACTATAAGAGCTCAACTGGAAGAGTTATATACCTTCAAAGTGAACGAACAGATGACAATCATTTCAGATACTATTCGTTCAGGATGGAAATCACTTCGCTATGCTGCTGAAAAAGTGTCCAAGCAGGAAACTCCTTCTTTTGATACTTCAAAGCCTGGTTCATTTCAGCCAAAAGACCCAAATAACGATAGAAGAGCAGAACAATATAAAGATGATGAGGTGTTCTAATGAAACCAGAGGAGTGTTGGTACCTTGGAGTATGCCCAAAGTCTCCGGGTGGGTGTAGCAATACTTGTCTCCGGTACATAGAAATGCTCAATCTTGTACAGCAGTCTAACATTCCTGAGTCTAAATGGATTCCATTGAAGCTGAGACCTGGAAAAGACAGACCTGCATTCATTCGTTTACAGGAAATCAAAGATGACATTGAGAACTGGACGAAGAGCGGAGGTAGTCTGTATATATATTCAGACGCATTTGGTAACGGCAAGACAAGTTGGGCGATTAAGTTGATGCTCGCATATTTCAACGAAGTGTGGGCAGGTAACGGTTTTAGGCGAAGAGGAATCTTCGTTTCTGTTCCAGAATTTATGGACAGAAATAGAGAAATAATTAATAACCGTGATGAAGAATTCGTGAAAATGCGAGAAGACCTATTAAAATGCGACCTTGTCATATGGGACGACATCACATCTATTAAGCTGACAGACTTCAATCATGCAGTCCTGCTCAATTATATAGACGCTCGTGTGCTTTCGAATAAAGCAAATATATTCACGGGAAATGTGGACCACGAAGGAATGGTACGAAACCTTGGCGGACGACTGGCAAGCAGAATATGGAACGCAAGTGAAATCGTTCAATTCGTAGACCAAGATAAGCGAGGTGTCTACTATGATTGAACTGCAAGTATTGTCTAAAGTTCTGAAAGAGAGGGACGCATCTATTCTAACTCTGAATGGTATCACTGAGGATTATTTTATTACATATCCCGATGAGTACGCATTCATTATGAACCATATAAGAGAATATGGTAATGTGCCGGACAAAGAAACATTTCTGTCGAAGTTTTCTGACTTCACTATTGTAGATGTGACAGAGTCAGACAAGTACCTTATCGAGACATTTAATGAAGAGCACTTGTACTCTCTTATGGTTCCTGTTATAAATAAACTTGCCGACATTATTCAGACGGATTCAAGAGCCGCGGCGGAATATTTACAGTCGCAGTTACCTTCTCTCATGCAGAATAATGTGGTGTTAGGAGTAGACATTGTATCACAAGCCAAAGAAAGGTTGAGAGAGTGGCAAGAACGAAGAGAGAACAAGGATAGGTTCTGCATACCTACTGGATTCGAAGAACTTGATGAAATCATAGGTGGTTGGCAGAGAGGAGAGGAATTTGCTGTTATCTTTGCTCGTACTGGACAAGGTAAGTCCTGGATTCTTATTAAGACTCTTGAACACGCCTGGAAGATAGGCAAGAGGGTAGGTCTTATAGAGCCTGAAATGTCAGCAACCAAGACGGGCTATCGTTTCGATACGCTTTCCGGTAATGTGTCAAATTCTGCACTGATGAGAGGCGAAGATGAACCAAACTACGAGAAGTATATCGAGAATCTAACTAAGAATGAAATTCCGTTCTTTGTAGTAAGCCCGAAAGAATTCAGAAGAAACATCACAGTATCGAAACTGAGAGCTTTTGTGGAGTCAAATCATCTTGACATTCTCGGAATAGATGGAATCAGTTACCTAGCGGATGAGCGGAAGCAAAGAGGAGATAACAGAACTACAGGCCTAACTAATATTTCAGAAGACCTTATGGACCTGTCTATAGAACTCGGTATTCCAATTATCGTCGTATGTCAGTCAAACAGAGAGGGTGCAAAAGAAGATGATGCTCCAGACCTCGAGAACATCAGAGATTCAGATGGTATCGCATATAATGCGTCCATTGTAATCGCTGCTCGACAGAAAGGTCCTGGAATCGAACTTACCATCAGGAAGAACAGAAATGGTAAGAGCGGAGACAAACTGATTTATCTTTGGGACATCGATAAAGGGGTGTTCAAATACATTCCAAATGAGGAAGAAGAAAGAGATAATTCAGAGGACATTAAGAAAGCGAAAGAAGATTTCCAAGATGGTTCCGAGGTATTTTAAGGAAGAGGTGTTAATTTGTTTATAGTGAATGGAAATCCATTGATTGCAGATGAACAGGATGTTCTAGAAGAACTTCGTAGACAGTGCAATCTAAATGGAAACAATTTATTCAGAGTATTCAAGCCCTCTGGAAAAGACAATATAATGACGAATTGCCCGTTCCATAAAGACGGACAAGAGAGGAAACCCTCATTCGGTGTGTCTAGAATCGATGGAAAATGTCACTGTTTCACCTGTGGGTGGGCGGGTACAATAGACCAGATGATTTCAGAGGTATTTGGGCATTACGATGACGGCGGAGATTTTGGGCGCAAATGGCTTTCAAAGAACTTCCTAACAGTTGCCGTAGAGTCCAGGAAACCCTTGGAGCTGAACCTATCTCGTGGCGAGAAACGGCAAGCAATAACTTCTCCAGGTTTTACGGAAGAGGAGCTTGATAGATATAGGTACTATCACCCATATATGTATGAAAGAGGGTTAACCGATGAAATTATTGAAGAGTTTGATATTGGGTTTGATTCTGATAGTCAGTGCATTACTTTTCCTGTGTATTACGCTGATAAGACTCCCGCTTTTGTGGCTCGCCGGAGCGTTAAGGTTAAGTTTTTTAATTACCCGCAGGGAGTTGAAAAACCTGTGTATTGTGCTGAAAGATTTGTATCAGGTAAATATTCAGAAGCTATAATCTGTGAATCTTTCTTCAACTGTCTGACTTGCTGGAAGCACGGACGACCTTCAATGGCATTGATGGGAACCGGAACAGAATATCAGTACGATGTATTGAAAAAGTTGCCAGTGCGTAAATATGTATTAGCATTGGACCCGGATGAAGCAGGCAGAAGAGCAATGGCAAAGTTAAAAAGAGCTCTTAGTCCAACAAAGATAATCTCATATTTAGCAGTACCGCAAGGTAAAGATGTGAACGATTGTGATGAGTTTTTCGAAGAGTTAGAGGAATATTTCTAAGTTTTTTTAAGGAAAACCCTTTACAATTTGCTAACTATGTAGTACAATAATGATGACGGTACAAAAGTACACGCCACTATTGAAAAAGGAGGATACTATGAAACAGAGCTATTTGAACCTGGAAGTGTTCAACAAGCGGAATGGTACCACTGGTACTGTCGTCGGTCAGGACGAAACAACTATCTCAATTAAGTCGGGTGATGCTATCAAAGCAGTAACCGAAAGCACTTTCTTGAGATGGTACACTATCGTCCCTCAGGACAAGCCCGCTGAAAAAGAGACCAGCAAGGAACCCGAAATGATGCCTATGCCTGGAACCCAAGACCCGGATTGGGGAGAGAAAGCCGCAGGCAAGAAGACAGAAAAGAAAGAGGAAAAAAAGGTCGAAGAAGATAAATCTCTTCCGGCAGGGTCACCTGGAGTTGGTGAACAGCTTCGTGAGAAGTTCCTCACTCTTGTCAAGCAACAGGCGAATCAGCATCTTGACATCACATACGACGAGAAAAATCACAGAGACATCGTCAAGTATAACGGTCGGAATGTGTTCGAGTGTACTACAGCAAAGAGACGATTCAATGTTCTCTGTCATCCAAAGTCTTTGACAGCTGATAACTTCAAGCGTGCAGATAAAGTGTTCCCGAAAGAATGGGGGTGGTCACTCAGAGCCAAGTTCGTATTCACGGACATTACACAGATTCCGCTTATGAAGACAATCATCGTAGATGGATTGTTCTACAGACAGAAAGAAGAAGAAAATAATGACGCAGAATAATCTGTTATCCATTAAAAACTAAAAATTATTGAAAAGGAGAAATCACTATGCCAAGAATTAGCGTAAATGACTTTGAAAATTATCAAAGCAGTCTCAACGGGGAATGGTTCTCGTTGAAGAACGACAAAGATGTCGCTCGTGTCCAGTTTATGATGAACAATTTAGATGACCTGGAAGTGTTCGCATGTCACAGAGTTAAAATCGGAGACAAAGAAAGGTATGTCGATTGTCTGCGCACATATGACGAACCTATCGATAAGTGTCCGTTCTGTGCAGCAGGAATTCCTGTCAAGCCTGTTCATTTCGTCATCATGTATCAGCACGATGATAACAAGGTCAAGATTTGGGAGAGAGGTAGGAACTTTATCGCCAAACTCCAGAGTCTTTGCAATCGTTATCAGCCTCTTTCAGAGTATGTGTTCGAGATTGAAAGAAACGGCAGAGCTGGCGATATGGCAACACGGTATGAAATCTATCCGATGGACCGGGTCGACCCTGTAGACCTCACAGACATTGAGAAACCTGAACTTCTCGGCGGACTCATTCTTCAGAAGACTGCAGAAGAGATGGAGGTCTATTTGGATACAGGTAGCTTCCCTGCAATAGAAGATACAGCACCTACAGAGCCGCAGCCTATAAGACGCGGTGCCTCCGCAGCAAGACGAACTGAAGAACCTGCTCCTGCACCTCGTGGTAGCATATCTCGTAGAGGTGCACCCGCAGCACACGAAGGAGCTCCTGCACCTGCAAGAGGTCCGGTAAGAGGTGGTCGGAGAGAAACGGACAGGGAGGTTTTCTAAATGGCTGGATTGCTCAAGAGTTTACCTCCACGAGCAACCAGACAGTCTGATTCCGCTATTGTTTCCAAAGCCTCTAAGTCACGGACTGTGACACCGACGGTAAAAGGCGACGGCAAGGGGATATACGATAGAATATCTACTATCTCCGCCGTCGTCTCTACCAAACTCGGTAAGTACGCAGACCAGTACCTTTTACTCAGAGACGAGGCTTCCGTTGTAGATTATTTCAGAGCCATTATGGAAAACGGGTCCGGAGCAATAGATACGGAGACAGACTCTCTTGATGCTATTTTGTGTACTCTTGCTGGAGTCTGTCTATATACTCCTGGACAGAAACCTGCCTACATACCGATGCATCATATCAGTTATGTGACAGGAGTGGAGTCAGCAAATCAGGTTGAAGACAGCGTCGTTCGAAAGTGTTTACAGGAATGTGAAGACGCTGGCGTCAAGTGGATTATGCACAATGCCAAGTTTGATATAAGAGTTCTCTTCAACACACTCAATGTAATGGTCAGTTGCTATTGGGATACTATGCTCGCTGCAAAGTGTCTCAACGAAAATGAATCAGCAGCGTTGAAAGACCTGCATCTAAAGTATTGTAAAACTCAAGACACTGAGTCTCTTACATATGAGAAACTGTTTGAAGGTATTCCATTCACTCAGATTCCTATCTCAATTGGTTATCTGTATTCAGCAGGTGACGCAATTAAGACTTGGGAACTGTATGAATTCCAGAAGCAGTATCTCAACAGAAAGAACCTACCAGGACCGTTTGAAGTATTCAGAAACATAGAGATGCCTCTTATCCCTATTGTTGCTGATATGGAGAATACCGGTATTACTTTGGATATGGAATTTGCTCAACAGCTTTCGGATAAGTACAATGCTATTCTGAAAGAAAGAGAAGCTAAATTCTACGAAGTGCTTTCGATGTATTCAGAGGAAATTGAAAAGTATAAAGCAAAGAATCCGAACCATAAATTGTCCGACCCTGTTTCCATAAACAGCCCGACGCAAATTGCTATCATCCTCTACGATATACTCGGACTTACCTCTCCTGACCCGAAGAAGCCGAGAGGAACAGGTGAAGATATTTTGCTTGCTCTCAATGTTCCGCTTTCACAAGCAATCTTGGATTACAGAGAGACAGCAAAGCTCTTGTCAACTTATGTGGATAAACTTCCGACAGTAGTTAATCCAAAGACAGGAAGAATCCATTGTAGTTTCAATCAGTACGGAGCAGCAACGGGTCGGTTCAGTTCTTCAGACCCAAATATGCAGAACATTCCATCTCACAATAAAGAGATTCGTAAAATGTTTAGCGCTGCAAAAGGTCATGTTCTCATCTCTTGCGACTTTTCACAGCAGGAACCGAGAATTCTTGCTCATTGTAGTAATGACCAGAATTTGATTGATGCGTACAAAGAAGGAAAAGACATTTACGCCTGGATTGCTTCTTCCATCTATAAAGTACCTTATGACGAATGTAAGGAGTTCCGACCGGACGGTACAACGAACCCAAAAGGTAAGGAACGACGCTCATCGGTTAAGAGCATCATTTTGGGTAGACCGACAGTTATGCCCCACTATTCAGAAATGGGTAGTGCAAACCTTGTGAACCCTATTACTCAGGGGTGTGCGGCGTAAGCCGTGCTAACGGTGAAACCCTGTACGCACAGGGCAATACCGTGCCAAGTTCATTATTTTGACTTTGGTTGGAAGTATGAAAAGGTGTAGAGACTAATTGTACGCCGGAGGATGAGTTACCGGTGGAAGCGCAAGGCACCCGAAAGGGTGAAGAGATAGTCCACACCAACAGTAATGTTGGATTATGTGATAATGTATGGACGCGGTGCAAAAGCTATCGCAGAGCAATTAAATTGCTCGACGAAAGAAGCACAGAAAATCGTAGACCAGTTCTACGATGCATTCCCTAAGGTTCGTGAGTGGATGGACAAGACAATGGAAAAGGCTCGAAAGACCGGGTATGTGGAAACTGTCTGGAGCCGAAAGAGAAGACTTCCTGATTTACTTCTTGAACCTTATGAGTTCCAGATGATAGACGGACAGCCAGCAGATTTCGACCCTCTGTCATTCGACGCACCGGAAGAAATATCAACAGACGTTCCGGAAAAGGTCAAAGCAGAATATATTAAACGACTCGAAAAGGCTTGGTCAATGAAGGATAGACGAAACATTATTATAGAAGCCAAACAAAGAGGTATCAGCATTAAGGATAACGGAGGATTAATCGCAGATGCAGAGCGTCAGTGTATTAACTCTATTATTCAAGGTTCTTCAGCAGACCTCACGAAGATGGCAATGATTGCTATTGGAAACAGTGAGTATCTGAAGGAGAGGAAATGTAAACTGCTCTTACAAGTACACGACGAAGTCATAGCAGAGTGTCCTGAGGAATATGCAAAGGAATGTGCAGATGAGCTGTCGAGACTGATGGTAAATGCTGCAAAGGAGAAGATAACAGTTCCAATGAAATGTGATGCTGAAATCACTCATGTTTGGTATGGAGACCCAGTAGAGGTATAGGAGGTATGTATGAGTATAGATAGTTCGATTAAACTCTTAGATTATATCAATAAGGTAGCAAAGGAACCAATATATCTAAACGGTGAACTCTTTGGAACTCCTCCTCCTACGATGGTCACTTTATCAGACGCATTCTTTTGGAAGGACAATTGCGTGATGTGTGGGAAGTGTTGTGTAAATGAATCAAACGTCTGGACGCAAGAGGGAATGGACTTTATGAAGTCAGTCAAAGATGATGAATTCATAAAATGGGGTCTTGACCCTAAGGTTCGTTTGAAGCTGAATGATAATATCCAAGAGCAACCGGTTGAGATAAATGGACGCAAGGTTCTGTTCTACTACCACCCATTGGACAATAAAAAGGATGCTCAACGACTCTCGTGGCCTGACAGAAAAGAGACAACCCGCTGTCACTGGTTGATGGAAAGAGATGGTAACTATGTATGTTCTATCCATCCTGTACGGTCAATAACCTGCGGAATGCCTCACCTTAGATTCATGCATAATCAGAGCACGCACCACACGATAATGAGAGTCATGCAGTATGGACGAAATTGGGCATTGAAATGTCCTGTAGAATTTGGACCATACGACGAGCAAAGCACTCAAGTAAGAATTGAGTGGTTAAGACGACTTTACAACTCTTCGAAAGACCTTGGAATTGATACTTGGCTTCCTGAAATCTTGGGATATTTAGATGCAGGAAACAGAACAGCGACAAGGTTCTGCGCAGAGAAGAAAAAGAAACTATTTGAAATTAGGAGATGACAAGGTGGGATTACTATCAAAAAAGACTCAGGAAGATATTAAGACGTCTGTTCAAAAATCAGAAGCACTTCCTGGATTTCAACTTTACTTCGCAGGTAGTCAGAATAAGGTAGCAGAAGCATTTCTGAGAAAGAGCGGAGCAAACAGACTTGCCAGTCAGTTGCTTGACCGTATCGTTATCAATGGTTGGATTGAGGCAAGGAAGAGAGGTGAGGCAAAAGGACACCTGTTTATAGACTCCGGAGCATTCTCAGCACACACAAGAGGTGCAGAAGTGAATGTTGATGAATATATAGAGTTCTTAAATAGTATTGACGATGACGTGCATATATTTGCACAGGTAGATAAAATACCTGGAGTATTTAGAAAACCGAAGACAAGAGATGAATTGCTTGAAGCTCCAGAAAAGAGCTGGAATAACTATCTGTATATGAGAGATAAACTCAAGAGCCCGAAGAAACTCCTTCCTATCTTTCATCAGGGTGAGGATTATAAGTGGCTTGAGAACATGCTCGAGTGGACAGACGAGAACGGAGAACATATTCCATACATTGGAATCTCTCCTGCGAATGACCAACCCGTCAAGGAGAAAGAGAAGTTCATTGACAAGTGTTTCAAAATTATCGCAAAGAGTTCTAATCCGAATGTGTGTACTCACGCTTTCGGAATGACATCACTGTATATACTGGAAAGGTATCCATTTACTTCAGCAGATAGTACAAGCTGGATTCTTAACGCAGCAAACGGAAGCATCATGACCAAGTACGGTTCGGTTACGGTCAGCTCTGGAAGACTCAATGCTCCTGACCATATCAGGAAGATGCCGAAAGAAGCACAGCATGAAATTGAGCGATATGTTGAAAGTCATGGATACACGATGACAGGACTGTCTGATGACTACAAGCAGAGAATCCTTTTCAACATCGAGTATCTCTTGGACTGGGCAAAGAACTATCGTTACAGACCATCATCGGTCAGAAGAAAGACTCTCTTTTGAGAGTAAACATCGTTAGGCAGAGAGTTTTGTAACCCTTTGAAACCCTCTCTTAAAATAAAAATAAAAAGGAGAA